GCGTGGCCGTTCCAACCGGAACAAGGGCGCGCAAGCTGAGCGGGACGTCTGTCGCTACCTCTGGGACAGAGGCTGGCTCGACGCTCGGCGAATGCTGGAGAGAGTCCACGGCAAGCAGCCGGGCGACGTGTGGTGCTTCGAGGGCGTGAGCATCGAAGTCAAGAACGTCAAAAACTCGAGCTGGCCGAGCTGGAGAAGCCAGGCACGAATGGCAGCAGATCCGAACGATGTCGTGATGGTCGTCCGCAAGAAGGCCGGCACGACCGACGTCGGCCTCTGGACTGCGCACATCACCGCAACGGACTGGTTCCGATGGGGCGGGAACCCACAAACAAAGACGACATGGTGCGAACGGACTGCAGAGCTGTGGGCAGTGGTTCCGTTCGCCCATGTCGTCGACACCATCAACGAGCTACACGAAAGGCACAACAGATGACAACAACAACAACAACAACAACAACAGGAGAAAAGACAGCATGACTACAAACGGAACAACAGCACCACAAGAGGCAGCGATCACACTGCACCGCATCGAGCGGGAAACGATAAGCATCCGGCTCAGCGGGACCGCTCCGCTCATCGTTCACCGCTTCGATGAGAAGGCAAAGCAGATGATGCTCGACGCCCAACAGACCAAGACCCGAGCGAAGAAAGAAGCAAAGGACCCCGTCGCACTCTTTGAGGCGTCGAAGTACATCCTCGAAGATGGTCGAGACGGCTTCCCAGCGGTTGCCTTCAAGGCTGCGACCGTCGGCGCTTGTCGACTCTTTGACGGGATCAGCATGGTGACCGCCAAGCAGATGATTCGAGTGATCGGCTTCGGCCCAGATCAACTCGTTCCGCTCATCCTTGACGGCCCTCCGGTCATGCGAGAGGACACCGTCCGAGTCGGCATGGGCACCGCCGACCTCCGCTATCGAGCTCAGTACACGAACTGGGCAGTCGATCTGCAGATCCAGTACGTCCCCTCGCAGATCAGCCTGGACAGCATCGTCTCACTTGTCGACGCTGGCGGGATCGGCGGAGTCGGCGAGTGGCGACCATCTTCGCCAAAGGGTGCAACTGGCAGCTACGGCACATGGACCGTCGACACATGAACAACGACGAGCTACAGCGTCAGCTTGAGCTCATCGGCACGGCGGCAGGGGCTTTGACCCCTGACGCTGTCGTCGATGCTGCGAGCAAGAAGAACCATCCTCTCCACGACGAGTTCAACTGGGACGACACCGAGGCCGCTCACAACTGGCGCAAACAGCAGGCGCGGCAGCTCATCGCTCGGGTCGACATAGTCCTCGCCAAGACAACGTCTCGGGGCGTGGTCAACGTCACATGCAGGGCGTTCGCCTCTGTGGTCTCAGAGGACGGCGAGAAGCAGTACATGAACGTCCTCGACGTCAGCGCAGACCCCGAGCTGAGCAGCCAGGTACTGACCAACCTGAGACGAGAGATCGGCACGCTGAAGCGGAAGTTCTCAGCCTACGACGGGATCTTCGCTCAGGTTCTGACTGAAGTCTTGGCAGAGGAGGGCTGAGAGCAATGGCAGGCACGGCGAGGCTCGGCCAGGCCCGGCACGGCTTGGCGCGGCAAGGCATGGCAGGCGTGGTATGGCGAGGCGCGGTTGGGCACGGCCAGGCGAGGCTTGGCAAGGCATGGCAGGAGCGGCAGGGCGCGGCTGGGATTGGCGTGGCCCGGATCGGCACGGCAAGGCAGGGCAGGGCAAGGAATGGCAGGCATGGCTCGGCCCGGCAAGGCATGGCACGGCCTGGCTTGGCAGGGCGTGGCAGGCGTGGCGTGGCATGGATCGGCAAGGCCCGGCAAGGCATGGCAGGCATGGAGCGGAGAGGCATGGCCCGGCAGCGCTTGGCAAGGCATGGCGGGGCAAGGAATGGCAGGCATGGAACCAACAAGATCGAACACGAAAGGCAGAACAGATGAGCAACGCTAAACAGATTAGAAACAGGCTTATGCGTCGCAGATTGCTTCTGCGTCAAACCTTTAAGCACGTTGAGCAATTCGTACCAAATTACGGTGTGGCGAATTGGTCAGCTTTGACGGGGCGTAAAGGCTTTCGCCTCCGCTTTAATGACCCTTGTCGAAACGGTCGAGAGATTGTTGTCAGATGGAAAAATGATGGTGTTTCTATTACTAGCGAAGCAGGAGAAACACTATTAAATCCGAATTTCGTCCGCGTCTGGATCACGCATGAAGAATTTACTGAAGCTATCTGCAAGTTGCGTTCAGTGCGAGACGCAGCATGAACCACATCGGAGACCAGGAGCCCGACCTCATCGAGATCGCAATCCCCCACTTGGCCGCTCTCGCACCTGACGACAACGTCGCCGAGTGGTCTCATGACATGGCCGTCCAGAACAGAGAACGGCGGCCGTTCGAGCCGCAGATCCTCTACGGGCACGACCTCGTCCTCGACTGGGCGCTGCTCGGGCTCAGGATCAAGGAGTGCTCGAACACTCCAGGGCGGGCACCGACGCCGACAGAGAAGAAGCACTTCGTCATCCGAGAGACCGAGCTCACTCATGAGCAGGTCGCCGACCTCGTCGCAGACTACCGGGCAGCCAGATGACCGCCCGAGAGGCCTCGGCCCGCACCGTCAAGGCGATACGGGCGACCGCTCATCAGGAGCTCGACGAGATCAACTTCTTCCACACGAACGCTCAGATGGTCGATGCCAGGGTTCGGGGCGATGACGTCGGAGACATCTCGTTTTCTATCGGCCTAGCGGTCTTCTTCTTGGAGGGCATCGGGACGAAGGCGCAGAAGCTCGCCGCCATCCGTGGCATCGCCAGCGCCATCGTCGTCGCTGCTGACTTCTTGGAAGCTGAGCTCGACGTCGAGCCAGACGTCCCTGACCAGCTCGACCTCGGCGATGATGTCTAGCCTCCCGCCTCGGCCCGAGGTGCTGGAGATGCTGACCCTCATCGTCGAGGCGCGCAACGAGCGAGACTGGCGAGACTTGGCCGCCTGTAAGGGCATGGACCCCGACGTCTTCTTCTTGAAGCGAGACCAGGGCGGTCGCAACGGCGCAGCGAAAGCAATCTGCGCAGGCTGTCCGGTCTCGGCCGAGTGTCTCGAAGTAGGGGCGAACGAGCTCTCTGGGATCTGGGGCGGGCTCAGTGCTCGACAGCGGCGGCAGCTCGGGCACTCGAAGACCGACTTTCGGATGATCTATCGGGAGTGGATCAGGCTCACCGATCCCTCTCAGGAGATGGCAGCTCACGACCTCGGGGTCTCGCCGGTCTCGATCCGCTCCTATCGACAGAGGGCGGCGCGCAAGTGAACGAGCTCCCGCCTCGCTCAGAGGTCGCCGATCAGCTCTATCTCATCATGGAGCAGCGCAACGCTCAGGCCGGCTGGCGATGGTTCGCAGCCTGTAAGGGCATGGACCCAGACATCTTCTTCGCTGGCAGAGGTCCAGGAGCGAACGATCACGCCCGAGCGATCTGCGGACGCTGCCCAGTTCGGGCCGACTGTCTGCGAGACCTCGGCCAGTACTACGGCGGCTTCGTCGGCGGGATGACCACGACCCAGCGAGTGAAGGCTCATATCGCCAAGCTCAGACTCGCCGAGCGGGAGATGTCCACGTTCATCGTGGAGACCGAGCCCGAGCAGATCGCAGCACTCGACCTCGGCATCAAGGCGAACTCGATTAACCGACGCCGACATCGAGCGGCGAAGAAGAACCAGGAGACCACGACATGAACTCTCAGCCATTACCTCTCCGGCACTGTCACTACTGCGGGAAGAACATAGCGCCAGACGTCGAGCACGACACCGCTACCGAGAAGTCAGGCGTCCGCTTCTGGTGCCCTGAGCACTGCCCGCAGTGCAACGCCGCCGCCGAGGCCGAGGTGCAGGCGGCCGACTTCCCGGTCACGTTCGGACGAGGCGTCCGAGATGCAGTGATTGAGGTCGACGGTCAGCCGATGAGGGTTCAGGACCTTCTCCGAATGCAGGCCGGCGACCACGAGAAGCTTGCTCGGATCTGCGCTCAACTGTTCGGCAACGAGTGACACCTGAAGAAGCTGCACTCGCTGAGTGTCGTCCTTATCCGAAGGAGTGGTTCTTCCCCGAGCACGCCAACCATGTGACCATGTGGAACAAGGCCGCCCCGATCTGCGCAGTCTGCGCAGTCATCGAGCCATGCCTCGAAGCTTCAGTCGACGAGCCGTGGGGTTACTGGGGCGGGACGACGCCAGCGGACCGAGGCTTCGGCCGAGCCGACTCGGTCATGGCTGGACCTCGGGGAGCAAGTCGAGCAGTGGCCGAACTGCTGCGAACGAACAAGGGGACGCGCTTCACGATTGTCAGGCTGCAGGAGCTCACGACGTACCAGTGGCATCGCAACACCGTCCACCGCTGCCTCCGAGAACTCCGAGACCGTGGCGACGTCGAGATCATCGTCCAAGTCGATAACCGCCCACAGCTTTACGTCTGGATAGGTGAATGATGAACACACTCGAACTCAAGAACTGCGACGCTCTGGAGCTGCTCGCAGACATCGAGGACGACACCGTCCAGCTCGTCGCAGTAGACCCACCGTACTTCCGATTCTTGAACGAGCCGTGGGACCGCCAGTGGGATGACCGCTCGAAGTTTCTGCAGTGGATCGGGCAACTCGCCAGAGAGTGGCAGAGGGTCCTAGCGCCGAACGGGTCGCTCTACTGCTTCGCCTCGCCGCAGATGGCCGCATCGGTCCAGATGGTCCTAGCGGAGTCGTTCGAGATCCTGAACGAGATCGTCTGGGTTAAGGACGGCGGCTGGCATAACAAGGCCGGCAAGGAGTCGCTCCGGTCGTTCTTCCCGCAGACTGAGCGGCTCATCTTCGCTGAGCAGTTCGGAGCAGATGGTTCAGCCCTCGCCGGTTCAGGATATGCGGCAGAGTGCGCAGAGCTACGAGCTGGAGTGTTCGAGCCGCTGCGGCAGTACCTAGAGAGTGAACGCCTCCGAGCTGGGATCTCGAACCGCCAAGTCGACCAGGCTCTTGGGACTAACGGCATGGCCGGACATTACTTCGGAGCGTCGCAGTGGTCTCTACCAACAGAGAGCGCCTACCTCATCATGCAGGAACTGTTTAACGCTAACGGCGGCGAATACCTCCGGCGGGACTACGAAGAGCTCCGGCGGGACTACGAAGAGCTCCGGCGGGACTACGAAGAGCTCCGGCGACCATTCACAGTGAGCGCTGAAGTTCCATTCACTGACGTCTGGACCTATCCAACGGAGGCACAAGGAGCTGGGAGTGTCCGTCATCCTTGCGAGAAGCCGGCCGAGATGATGCGACATATCGTCAGCAGCTCGACCCGAGAGGGCGACCTCGTCCTCGACTGCTTCGCAGGATCAGGCACGACCGCCATCGCTGCGCTCTCAACTGGCCGGCAGTTCATCGGCTGCGATGCCTCGCCGAAGTGGGCCGAGTACGCAAACAACAGGATCAGGACATGGGAACCAGGGCGAGATGTCTACCGGCCGCAGATCCGCAACGACGCTCAGCTCGAAATGTTCTCGATGTATATGGAGGACGAATGAACACGCTCGAAGCGGCGCTGAAGTATGCGCTCAGAGGTTGGCGGGTCGTGCCGATCATGCCAGGAGACAAGCGGCCAGCGCTCAACGCTTGGCAAGACCTCGCCACGACCAACGCCGAGACGATCACTCAGTGGTTCTCTCAGCAGTACGCCGGGCACGGAGTCGGCATCGCTACCGGCGAGAGCTCTGGGATCTGGGTCCTTGACGTCGATGACCGAGACAGCCTTCACGATCTCGAAGCTACTCACGGCAAACTCCCGCAGACGCTGACCTCGATCACTGGCTCAGGTGGCGAGCATCAGGTCTATCGCTGGCCGGCGGATGGACGGACGATCCGCAACTCTGCGAGCGGCATCCTTCCCGGCTTAGATGTCAGAGGCGAGGGCGGCCAGATCGTCGCTCCGCCGACGGTACATCCGAACGGGCGACCCTACGAGTGGGAGTTCGAGGAGGTCCTCGCCTATGCGCCCGAGTGGCTGCTTGACCTTGTCTGTGAGTCTGACGAGCCGCCTCGGTCGAAGCTGCGGACCGTCTCGGCCTCTGATCGGCCGGGCGATCTCTGGGCCGCTGCGACTGATTGGGCCGAGATCCTCGGGGCGAGAGGCTGGCAGCTTCACCATGTTGACCGACAAGGCGAGCGGCACTGGACTCGACCAGGCAAGGAGCTGAGAGACGGAACCAGTGCGACGACTGGCTACACGCCGGCGGACACGATGAAGGTGTTCACGTCCTCGGTCCCACAACTGCGGACAGAGGAGGTCTACTCGAAGCTGGGCTTCTTGGCTGCGATGGATCACGGCGGAGACTTCTCCGCAGCAGCTCAAGCGCTGGCCGATCAGGGCTGGAGTCGCCCGCCCGAGCGTCAGCCAGAGGTCGAGCGTCAGGCGCTGTCAGATGCTCAGCCGCTGCCAGTGTGGCCAGTCGATGCGCTGCCAGCTTGGATGAGAGATCAGGTCGACGCTGCAGCGGATCGACTGCAGGTCCCGGTCGATCTCCTCGCCCAGCTCGGGATCGGGGCCCTCGCCTCTGTCTGTATGGGACATGCGACCGTCGAGTTCGCCACCTGGTCAGAGAACCTGAACCTCTATCTGTACTGCTCGATGCACTCAGGCGCTGGCAAGTCTCCCGCTGAGAAGGCGATGGTCTCGCCGCTGAGAAAGTGGGAGCAGGGCCGTCGACAGGATCGAGCCGAGGATCATGCGATGGAGTGCGCCATCTGGAAGACAACTCAGGCGAAGAAGAAGAAGTGGGACGAGTCGGTCGCTATGGGATCGAAGCAACAAGATGACCCTGAGTGGCGTGAGCTTGTCCTCAAGGCTGCTGAGCCGAGGCCGATGCCGTTCCGCCTAACTGTTGACGATGCAACGCCCGAGCGTCTGGTTCAGCTTCTCGGGATGCACAAGAACCTCGCCATGATCTCAACCGAGGCCGGGCTTCTCGATATGGTCGGCGGTCAAGGCCGATCAGGTAGCTCAGTAAACATTGACGTCTACTTGAAGGCGTGGTCGGGCGAGACGATCCAGCGAGACCGCAAGGGCGGAGATGATGGTCCCGAGTCGACCATCGTCGAGAACGCACTGCTCTCGGTGGTGCTGACCGTGCAGCCCTCGGTGATTGCCAAGTATCAGACATCTAACGTCGAGCTATCGGGTCGAGGGTTCTTCGCTCGGTTCATGCCGTCGGTCCCAGCGTCGCTCGTGGGGACTCGGACCTTCGGCTCTGCTGCAGTGCCAGGAGCCGAGGCTGAGACGTACTCGGAGCGGCTGACTGCTCTAGCTGACACGCTCGCCAGTGCAACAGGTCTAGTACTGCGGCCAGATCCTGAAGCGGCTCAGATGTTCTACAGATGGTGCGAGGAGATGGAGGTCGAGCTCAAGGTCGGGCGACGCCTCGCCACACTTCATGACGCCTCCTCGAAGATCAGGAGCTGCACGATGAGAGTGGCAGCGCTGCTCTCGCTGGCCGACTCAGAGTGGAAGACCATCTCGGCCGAGGTCATGGGTCGAGCGCTTCGGATCGGTGACTACTGGACCGAGCACGCTGTGAGTGTGGCCGGCGGGAGCGAGGACGTCGACAGTCGTCACGCCGAGGAGATGGCCCGAGTCATTATCGAGTTCGCTCGCAAGCATGGGACCCTCGATCTGACTCCTCGGGAGGTCTATCTGAGCCGCCGACGAGGTCTCGGGCTGCGCTCAGTCGAGGAGCTCGTCCCTGGCTTCGAGCGTCTCGCAGCGCGTGGTTGGCTCACATTTACCGAGGGAAGCCTCGAAGAGATCGGAATCAACCGCGCGCGGGTGCGCGCGCGTTTAGATCCGTTAACGCTCGACTCTCTCACTGAGAGTGACGAGCCGACCACAGCGAGCGTCTTAACGCGCGCAAAAATCCGTTATCCTAAAGAGCGAATTTCTTCTTCTTCTTCTTCTTTAGGCGTAGATGCACCCTCTGAGCCCATTAACGGATTTTTGCGCGCGTTAACCGAAACCGAGCCCGAGGACTCAGACGGCGAAACTTTCGCCGCTGAGCTCGGATTCTGAGGAGAGCATCATGTCCTTGTGTCATTGCCAGTTCGTCGGAGAGCTCAGCACTCCCGAGCATCGGGCTCATCATCGAAGCTGGGAGGAGCGACAGTTGACGCCGCCGGTCTCGGCCGTGACGACCGTCATCGAGGTGACCGACATCTATCGAACGCTCGACGAGATCATCGCCGCTCTTCACGGCGGACCTCTGCCGAGGTTGACCGCCGGCGCTCAAGCCATCATCGCGAAGACCAGGAGAGCAACATGAAAGACCTCGACCCACTTATCACGATGGCCGAGAGGATCACCTCACGGCTCACTCAGGCGACTCAGAAGCTCGTCGAGCAGGTCTCCGGCTATCCAGCCGGCGGCAGCGGCGGAGGATCATCGAGCGGAGGATCTGATCGAACTGGGACGCTTGCCACTCGACGAGCTGAGCTCGGACCTGAGCGGACCGACTCGGACTATCGGAGATGTTCGGAGATCCTCGCCGAGCTCGATGACATCATCAGGCGAGCGATGCCGAACACGCGCACGACCGAGCACGTCGCCTCGACGACGGCGGACGTTAATCCCGGCTGTCTTGGTTGTAAGCAGGTCGGCACCTGGTCACCTCGACAAGGGTCGAGTGATCTCTGCTCAAGCTGCTCGAATGTTCTCGGCCGCATCGAGGGGCTGACGAACCAGAGGCCGAAGCTCCCGCCCGTCGCCCTCGTCGAGCGGCAGCGTCAAGGCAAGAAGCCGAGCGACTCCGACGTGCTGCGCGCCATGCGAAAAAAATAATCTTCATAGTGTTGACTTCGACTCGCAAACGGTGCGAACCTTTCCGGCAGTATCACGAGCGCCGACTACTGGCCGCCATGCTACGACGCGAGACACTAAGACAAGAGCTCAAGCCTTCGAGCCTGAGCTTCTGCGCGGAGGGCTGAGCATGGCGAGCAAGGGCCGCAGCACTCGGGCATGGAAGAAGATCACGCTCGTCGTCTATGCCGAGGAGACGAACTGCTGGCTATGCGGTCGAGTCGTTGACCATGACGTCCCGCCTCGTACTCGATGGGGACACTCAGTCGACCACGTCATCCCGATTAGCCAGGGCGGCGCTCCCTACGATCGGGCGAACTTAAGACTCGCTCATCATGGGTGCAACAGCCGCCGCAAAGACAACGTGGCGACGAGATCAACGCCCGGAGCGACTCGGCACTGGTAGAAAATTTAAAAAATAAATTCAAAAAGATTTCTGAAAATTTCAAAAAGATTTTGAATTTTTTTAAATTTTGAAATTCGCGTGATCCTGCCCCTTATCGTCCGTTTTCCCTCTCTGAGGTTTTTTCAAGAGTTGTCCACAGGGAAAAGTGGATAACTCAGACTGGCGGTCACTTTGAGTGATGTTCTGAAAGCTGCGCAAAGTGGCGACCGGCCGGCGACTCTTGAAGCACTTCGAGACCGACTCGCCGAGACCATCGACTCGCCGATGACGACCGGAGCCGAGCTCGCATCTCTTGCGCGCCAGCTTGTGATCGTGACCGAGCTCCTCGATGCCATTAACGAAGGGGCGGAGGTCAACCTTGTCGACTCTCTCGCCGCCCGACGTGCTCAAAGGGTCGCAAACTCCGACCCATCTGGTCATCCCTCCGACGGCAGTCAGCTCGGCGGGAGCTGAAGCTGTCGAGTTAGCTGCCAGCGCTGGGCTCATCTTGGACCCGTGGCAAGAACTCGCCCTCGATGCGGCTCTCTCGGAGCGCTCCGACGGGCAGTGGGCAGCCTCTGAAGTTGGTCTCATCGTCCCGAGACAGAACGGGAAGTCCGCAGTCCTCGAAGCGCGTGAGCTCGCCGGTCTTTTCATCCTCGGCGAGGAGCTCATCGTCCACACTGCGCACAACTTCGGAACAGCGAAGGAGTGCTTCTACAGACTCCGCCACATGATCGATTCGACGGCGGATCTCTCTCGGCTTGTCCGCAGAGTGACCACGGCGAACGGCGACGTCGGCATCGAGCTCACTTCTGGGGCTCGCCTCAAGTACCTGGCACGAACTCCCGGCTCGGGTCGAGGCTTCTCAGCCGACTGCGTGATCTTCGACGAGGCCTATCGGCTGCCCGCTGCGATGCTCGCCGCCATGATGCCGACCTTATCGGCCCGAAAGAACCCGCAAGTCTGGTACGCGACGAGCTCGCCGGCCGAGATTGACGAGCAATCTGAGCACATACGTCGGACGAAACTCCGCTCCTCGGAACAAGATCCCGGCGCTCTGTGCTGGATCGAGTGGTGCGGCGACCTGAGAGATGACCCGTCGGACCCTGCAGTCTGGGCGAAGACGAACCCAGCGCTCGGAATCCGCATCAGTCCCGAGGCTATCGACCGAGCCCTTCGCACTCTCCCGCCTCAAGACTTCGCAGTCGAGCACCTCGGAATATGGAAGACCCAGAGCCTAAGCGCCAAGATCCCGCTCCACATCTGGGAGGCGCTCAAGGTTGACGAGTCTCCAGGCACCGAGGGCGTGACCTTCGGCCTCGATATTCCACCTGATCGCTCCTCGGCTTCGGTCGCAGCGTGTGCTCCAGACGGCGAGAACGGCTTCTCGGTCGAGCTCGCTGACCGTCGACCCGGCACCGACTGGCTCATTCATCGCTGCATTGAACTCTCGGACCGCTATCCCGGCAGCAGTTTCGTCGTCGATAGCTTCGGCCCGGCTGGAAGTTTCGTCAACGAACTGCAGAATCTCGGGCTCCGAGTGATCTCGACGAACACAAGAGAGTACTCACAAGCCTGCACTCATCTCTTCGATCTCGTCATGGCGAAGAGAGTCACTCACACCGGCCAGCCCGAGCTCATCGCTGCGGTCATGGGAGCGAAGACAAGAGCGCTCGGTGACTCATGGGCATGGTCGAGGACGAGCTCCTCGGTCGACATCGCTCCGCTAGTGGCAGCGACTCTCGCCCTCTGGGGCTGCTCGCAGGTGAGCGCAACGCCTGAACCAACGCCAGCGCCTGTCTTCGCTTACTAGGAGAACGCATACATGAAGAACATTCTCTCGACCTCTCTAGAGATCATCGGCATCGTGGCCGTCGTCCTCGCTCTTTTTATTGTCGCCCCAGCTCTCGGCCTGGCTGCTCTTGGCGTCGTGGTATTTCTGGCCGGCTTCATGATTGACGGCGACTGATATGGGTCTATTCAGACCACAGCGCGAGGAGCGCGCGATCTCGTTTCAGTCGATCTGGGGCTCGGGCGGAGACTTCCATCCAGACAAGAACTACACCCTCACCGACGGGCTACGCCTCTCGGCGGTTATCGCGTGCATCAACCTACGCGCCAGCACCATCGCACAGCTCCCGCTTGTCGCATATCAGACCGACGCCGCTGGCCTGCAGCAGCCGGTCGCCATCCAGCCTCGCCTGATCGAGGCACCATCGAAGCTCCCGAGGTCGTTCTGGCTGCGGCAGATGTCGATGAGCCGAGACCTCTATGGCAACGCATGGGGCGCGATCACCGGCAGAGACGCCGCCGGCTACGCGTCAAGCGTCGAATGGCTCAACCCTGTCAGCGTTCAAGTCGTCGACGCCTCCTCGGTCGGTCGAGCTCAGGTCCGCTACAACGGCCAGCCCTTCAACCTCGACGACCTGCTCGTCGTGCCCGGCTTCCCGGTACCTGGTCAGCAGTTCGGTATCGCACCTCTTGAGAGCTCCGGCCTCATCGAGCTCTCATCGAGGGCGCAGGAGTTCGGCTCCGAATGGTTCGCAAACGGCGCAGTCCCAAGCTCGATCATCTACGCCGACCAAGAACTCACCGCCGAGCAGGCCTCTCAGATCCGCTCAAGCATCACCTCGTCATGGAAGAAGCGCCGCCCGGCAGTCGTCGGAGCGGGCTTAAAGTACGAGAGCATTGACGTCAACGCCGACGAGAGCCAGTTCCTAGAGACCAAGCGGACCTGCGCCATCGAGATTTGTCAGGTCTTCGGAGTCCCGCCCGAGAAGATCGGAGTCGCTTCGAGCGGCTCCTCGGTCACCTATGCGAACCGAGAGCAGCAGGCTCAGCAGTTCCTAGTCGACTCAATAAACGCCGACCTAGTGCTCATTCAAGAGGTCCTCACCGCTGCAGTCCCGCAGCCGCAGTACGTCCGATTCAACACCGGAGCACTGCTCCGCTCGGACCTGCAAACCCGCTACGCCAGCTATGCGACCGCCCTCGCTGCTGGCTTCTTGACCGTCAACGAAGTCAGAGAACTCGAAGATCGGCCTCCTCTGGCCGACGTGAAAGCGAGCCCGAATGCATGAACTGCGAGCGAATAAGGACCGCCCCGAACTGCGGACCGCCGAAAACTCTCAACCTTCACTAGAGGGTTACGGTGCGACTTTTGAGCGCCTGAGCCAGAACCTCGGAGGCTTCGTCGAGATCATCGACCCTCAAGCCTTCACGGACACCCTGCGCCATGCCGATAGAAATATCATCGGAGCGTTCAATCACGACATGAGCCTGCTCTTGGCTACGACAGACTCAGGCACGCTGGAGCTCGGCATCGACGAGACCGGCCTCCGCTACGCCATGCAGCTCGACGTGACCGACCCAGACGCTCAGCGCGTCATGGCGAAGGTCAGAGCTGGCAAGGTGCGCGGCTCGTCTTTCAGCTTCTCGACGCTGGCCGACTCCTGGACAACTACCGAGGAGGGCTTCCCGCTGCGCCGCCTAGAGGCAGTGCAGCTCTATGAGCTCGGCCCAGTCTCCTCGCCCGCTTACCGTTCAACAGAGGAGGCCGGCAACGCTGTCGCGCTGCGCTCCCTCTCTCAATTCGTAGACCTGCCATTCGAGCAGGTCTCCGAGGCTGCCCGCTTGGGCACGCTAGACCACCTCATCCTTCGAGATGTCCGCTCGGACGTTCCAGACGAGGACGAGCCACAAGAGCCAGAGACCCCCAGTGAACCTGACGTCTCGCCCTCTAAGCGGACAGGTCGCCGCAACCCGCCAACCCGCTGAGCTCGCGCGAAACGCACCTCGGCACCGTTAACGCATTACCCGCCGGCAACAACGTCGACGGACAACTCAAACACAGAACGGAGGATTCATTATGAATCCAGAAATTAAGCGCCTCGTAGAGGCACGAAACAAAGCATGGGCCGAGATGCGCGCCCTTTCCGATCACGTCGCAGCCGAAGGCCGTGAGTTTTCAGGTGAAGAGGAGATCCAGTGGGCAAAGGGTAACGCCGACCTTGACGCACTCGACGCCCGCCTGAACTCGATCATCGAGCTTGAGCAGCGCAACGCTGACATCGAAGCAACCCTCGGACGCTTCGCACCATCGGAAGCTCCAGCGGAAGTCAAGGTCTCCGACTCTGACATGCTGCGCTCCCTCGCAAGTGGCGAGCGTCGCTTCGCTGAGTTCGGCCCAGAGGCCGCTGAGAAGCGGACCCTCTCGAAGCTGTCCGCAGGCGCTGGAGCGAACACCGTCCCAACGTCCTTCTACGACCAGCTCATCGTCGCCCTCAAGGAAAACTCGACGGTCATGGCTGCGAACGCCATGCTCATCGAGACCGCCGGCGGCGAAGGCCTCCAGGTACCGACCGCAGCTTCTGGCTCCTTCCCTACAGCGGCCCTCGTCGCAGAGGCTGGCACCATCGGAGCATCGGACCCGGCCTTCGGTCAGGTCACCCTCGGGGCGTACAAGTACGCATTCCTCACACAGGTCAGCTCTGAGCTGCTCTCCGACGCTGCAGTCAACATCGAGGCCTTCTTGGCTCAGGTTGGCGGACAGGCTCTCGGGAACGGCTTCGGCGCTGCGACCATTACCGGCACCGGCTCATCCCAGCCAGTCGGCATCGCTGGCTCTGCAGGCTTCGCCACCGTCGCCTCGGCTTCTGGTTCAGCCGCTGCGGGCTTCTTGCTCAATGACGTGCTGACCCTGATGCACTCCATTACTCGGCCTTACCGTGAGAACGCCAGCTTCATCTGCAACGACTCCGTCATGCTGACGCTGCGCAAGTTGCGCGATCTGTCCGGCGGCGCTGGCACTGGTCAGTACCTCTGGCAGCCATCGAACCAAGCAGGCACGCCTGACTTGCTTCTCGGCAAGCCGATCTACACCGACCCGAACATGCCAACCGTGACAACCACGGCCGGCAAGGGTCTCGCATTCGGTGACTGGGGACGTGGAGTTATGGTCCGCATCGCCGGCGGCGTTCGCGTTGAGTCCAGCCAGGACTACGCATTCAACACCGACCTGAACACCTTCCGCTTCATCATGCGCGGAGATTCTCAGATCATCGACGCGGCAGCAGCTCGGGTGCTCACCTATCTGACCTAATCCGTTAGCTGAAGGGCGCACGCTGGGCCTCGGTCCAGTGTGCGCCTCAAGGCATTATCGAAAGGGGCACAGATGCCCGCTATCCGTTTACAGATCGCAGCGTCCGGCTTTGAGTCCGGCGCAGTCGTCGAGGCCGACAAGGCCACAGCCGACAACCTCATCATGAACAACTTCGCTACACGCGCCGACAAGGACGAGATCGTCGTCGGCACACTGGAGACCGCTTCGGTCGATCTCAGCGTGGAGAACGCAGCACTAGCGACACCACGCGGCCGCAAGCCTAAAGCCTCCTAAAGATGCACAGGGACGTTCTGGAGTGGGTTCAGAGGTGGGCAACCTCTGGGCCGAAGAACGTCCTTGATGTCGGCGGGCGAGACATTAACGGTCACGGGCGCTATCTCTTCGACTCGACCTCGACCTTCGAGATCATCGACCTCGTCGAGGCTCCCGAGGTGACATGGGTCGGCGACGTCTTGGACTTCGCCTCAGTCGAAACCTTCGACGTCGCCCTCTACCTTGAGGTGGCCGAGCACACTGCCGAATGGCCCGAGCACATCCGCCACATTTCGCACCTGGTCGACCCTCACGGCGGCCTCTTCGTCTTTACCGCTGCAGGTTACGGCCGAGCACCTCACTCAGCAGCCGACGGCGGACGCCTGCAGCCGGGCGAGCACTACCAGAACATAGCCCCAGACGCGCTCGCTGCAGTGCTGGAGAGCTGCTTCTCGAAGCACGTTCTCGACATTCACGGCGAAGACGTCCGAGCGGCGGCATGGAGATGACCGAATGACCATCACGAACGGCTACATCACAAGCGCCGAGGCTCAGGCCTATACGGGCGTCAACCTCGTCGGCTCGACAGCACTGCTTGACGATGTCGTCACGGCGTCGAGTCGCCTGATCGACGAGCACTGTGGCCGCCACTTCTACTCCGAGACATCCATTCGCTACTTCGACACCGATGATTCTCAGATGCTCACGCTCGGAGCGTTTAACGATCTGACCTCGGCGACCTCGATCACCGAGGACACCGACGGAGACGGACTCTATGCCACGACCTACTCGGCGAGCGAGTACCAGCTCGGCCCAGTCGGAGCAGCGACGAGAGCTCCGATAGCTGAGCCGTTCACCGAACTCAGGCTCCTCGATAACGTCACCTTCTCGGTCGTCGTCCCGACTGGCCGGCGTGGACTCATCAAGATTAACGGGACATGGGGCTGGCCTGCAGTCCCGGTCGAAGTCAAGCAAGCCTGTCGGATCATCGTCGCCGAGGTCATGAAGCTGGAGTCCGCTCCGCTCGGGATCGTCGGCTTCGCAGACTTCGGCGTGACTCGGGTCTCGAAGTCAATGAGCCCTCGGGCGGTCCAGATGCTGCAGCCTTATCGCCACGGCGGGAACTTCGGCATCGCGTGAGCGAGATCACGAACGGCGAGATCCGAGACGCTATCGCCTCGGCGCTTTCAACCTGTCCAGGAATAAACATCTACCGCTTCCCGCCTGAGGACATCGCAGCGCCGGCCGTCTTCGTCGCTGGCTTCACGATCCGCCCGCTCAGCTTCGACGGCTACCGAGAGACCTCGGTCGACGTCACCGTCATGGTCTCGCACCGTCACGTCGACCAGCTCGCCCTCCTCGATGCGATGCTCGACAGTGAGGGCAGCTCCTCAATCGTCGCCGCCATCGACGCCGCAGCGAGCCCAGACGTCAACCTTCGAGTGAACACCATCGGGAACTACCGAGAGGTCAGCATCGCAGACGTCCCCTATTACGCCGCCGATATAACCGTCGAGGTCTTGACCTAATGGCAACAACGAACAGCGCTCAGCTCTTCGGGCAAAGAATCATTAACTACGGCGAGGCCATCGCCAACGCAAACAAGACCGCAGTGACTGCAGCGGCGATGGTCTACAAGGGCTCCATTCTTGCTTCTGGTGCAAAGTTTACCGGCGGCGACCTCCGCTTCTCACGCTGGAAGGGGAAGCAGGGCCCGAGGCTCGGAGCAGGCTTCGAGGTCACCGGCAAAATCAACGCTACAGCCCTCATCGAGGCGAAGCCGATGGGCATCTGGAAGGTCCTAGAGTTCGGCTCGCCTGCACACGTCATGACTCCGAAGTCAAAGCGACGAGCCGGGGCGAAGGCTCTGCACATGGGAAGCGGCCCGCTCTTCTACGCCCGAGTCAACCATCCAGGCCGCAAGGGCACGAACGCCTGGACCCTCGGATCAAAGGCCGGCGAGCCCGGCGCAATTCAGGCCTACAAGCGGACTCAGATCCTCGCCCTCGCAGAGGCCAACTGAGTGCGCGTTCTGCTTGTCCATCCCGGCCCGAGCTTCTCGGTTCAGGATGTTTACGACGGATGGGCTGAAGGCTTCGAGACTCTCGGTCACGAGGTCGCCCATTACAACCTCGGCGAGCGCCTGACGTGGGGCGGGATAGCTCACCTCTCCAAGACCGACGGGACATTCATCCGAGCGTTTAACGAGCCCGAGGACGTCTATCAGTTCGCTCTCAGCGGCTTGTCTCAGTCGGCCTTCTATTGGTGGCCGGATCTGATCGTCTTCGTCTCCGGCTTCATCTTGGACCCGCAGTTCATCGCAGTCTGTCGCAGCCGTGGAATGAAGACGGCCTGCATCTTTACAGAGTCGCCCTATGAGGACACTCGCCAGATCTCAGCCGCTTCGACCTTTGACGTCGTAGCGCTAAACGATCCGACCAACCTGGCACAGTTCCAAGAGCTGACGAATGCCATCTATACGCCTCACGCCTACCGGCCCTCGGTTCACTATCCCGGCGAGGTCAGCATCGAGTCTCGGGACTGCATCTTCGTCGGCACTGGCTACCCGTCGAGGGTCGCCTTCATGGAGCGATGTGACTGGGACGGCATCGACCTCGGCCTCGCTGGCAACTGGCAGAACGTCCCGCAGTCACTCACCGAGCGAGTCGTTCATGACGTCGAGGACTGCATCGACAACTCCGACACCGCCGATCTCTACCGCCGAAGCCGAACCTCATTCAACCTCTACCGCACCGAGACGAACGGCGACGTCTCCGACACTGCTGAAGGCTGGGCCGTTGGGCCTAGAGAGATCGAGCTCGCAGCTTCTGGATGCTGGCAAGCTCGCCAGAGCCGAGGCGAATCAGACGAACTCTTTCCGATGCTCCCGACCTTTACCAGTCCCGAGGAGCTCGGAGAACTCATCCGGTGGGCACTAGCTCATCCTCAAGAACGGGCGGCGCAGGCTGCTCTAGCAAGAGCGGCGGTCGCAGATCGCACGTTCCCGAATAATGCCCGGCAGCTAATCACGGCGGCCGGATTCTAGTCAACGAAAGAGAGGCCATCTCATGGCAGCAGTATCAGGCAAAAAAGGTAGATTGCTGGCGGACGTAACGCCCACAGGCATCGGAGCGGCCGTTCCGGTTGCACTCCTCAAGGACTGGTCACTCGACCTCTCCACCGATAACACGGATGTGACAAGCTTCGGCGACTCCGTTCATGTTTTTGTGCCCGGAATTCCTTCAGCAAGCGGAAGCTTCTCGGGCTACTTCGACACCGCCGGCGCGCAGTTCGCTGTCGCCACAAGCGTCGCCTCTGGCCGGAAAGTGTACTTGTACCCAAACTTCACCGACAACGCTTCGCTCTACTGGTTCGGCACTGCTCACTTCGACATGAGCGTCAGCACCGCCGTAGACGGAGCCGTCGAGATCAGCGGCAGCTTCAACGCCGCCAGCGCCATCACGAGCAGCACGGGCATCTAGGTATGGCTGACGAGTGGGCCGTCAACACACCTAGCGGACAGATGAGACTGGCGGACTTTACGCTCGACCAGCTCGTCGAACTCGAAGCGGACTGCGACGAGCAGTGGTGGCAACTGCTCAGCAGTCCGTTCCGATCCGCGCGTTCTGCGAAATACATCTATCGCTCGGCTTGCGCGCAGATGGGCTGCGAGCCCGAGGTGCTGACCGTGCGGACGATCACGGACGTATTCGTCCAGGTACCCGACGATCTTCCAGACACCTATGGCGGAGGACTCCCAAAAGCGGAGGACGATCCATCTCTACCGACCAGTGGATCGTCTTCGGAGCAGCCAGCTTCAACTGGACCCCAGCCCAAACCCGAAGCCTGACAGTGAGGGAGCTCCAGCTCCTGAGCGAGTCGATGTCAAGCAGATGATTACAGAGGAGGGCCCGTCATGGCGTTAATGGAAAAGCTGCAGATGCTCATTACTGCAGACGCAGGCGGGGCGATCCGAGAGTTTAAGAAGGTCGGCAACACAGCCGACAAGGACCTCGGCAAGGCGACAAAGAGCATCGACCGCATGTCCTCGAAGATGATGTCGCTCGGCTCGGGCGCTGTCGTCGGTGCCATCGCCCTTGGCGCTGGCCTTGCTTCGTTAGCAAAGGATGCCTCCGAGGCTGAGCACCAACAGCTCAAGCTAAACAACTCGATCAAGAACTCAGATCAGGCCTTCGCCGGCAACGGCAAGGCGCTCAGGGATCAGGCCTCGGCGCTCATGAAGGTCACCGCCGCAGACGACGACGCCATCGTCTCGGCTCAGGCGCTCATGGTTCAGTTCGGGAAGAGCGAGGACGAGGTCCTGAGTTTGACCCCCCTCGTCGTCGACCTCTCGCGCAAGCTTGGCGTGGATCTGGACACAGCTTCAAAGGCCGTGAGCAAATCAAGTGAGGGCAGTTTCGGGGCCCTAAAAAAAATGGGCGTGGTTGTTACAGATTTAGGCGGAGGGGCGACCGCAACTGAGAGCACCATCGCAGCACTCAGCTCGACCGTCGGAGGCTTCGCCGAGGCGGAGGGGCAAACATTCGCCGGCCAGCTTGAGATCATGAACAATAAGTTCGGCGAGTTGCGCGAGTCACTTGGGGCGGGAGTGCTGGAGGTTGTCAACCCACTGCTGAACATGGCAGCCGCCGCCGGAGAGATCAGTCCAGCGGCCGCCGAGGCGACCGGCAAGCTCGCAGCGATAGGCACCATCGGAGCCGGGCTCGTCGGCTCGCTGTCTGTCGGCACCGGCGCAGTCATGAAGATGAAGGACAACTTCACGACAATGAGCGGCGAGGGCGACAACGCCACGCGCAAGCTCACCGGAGTCGGCAAGGCCGCCGGCGTTATCGCCGCAATCGGCGCAGCCGTTGCGATCTACGAGGTCGCCTCCGCCCTCAACGAGGCCGCTTTTGACGCTGCCAATTACGAGACGGCCCTGACGAATCTGAGCACCGAGGTAATTAAGACTGGCGAGGTATCAGCGAAGTCGTTTCAGAAAATGGCGGAAGCTTCGGCGAAGCCTGCTGACTCCTTTTACGACATCATCACATTTTCCGACACGATCGCCAAGAGCTTCAGCCTCGATGGACTGACGATCCAGTTTGACGACGCTCTGCGAAGCCTCAACGACCTAGCCGCAAGCGGCGACACTGCGACTCTGCAAAGCTCACTCGAAGCTCTGACCCGCGCTCAGTACAACCTCGGAGACGGCAGCGAGGCCTCCAAGCTTGCAGTGGCCGGGTTCCAAAATGAGATTGCCGGCATTGAGGGCCTCCTCAAAGCCACGGCCGAGAACTCGCAAGCCGCAGCCGCAGCGACAGCGGGGCTAAGTAAGGAGTTCGACCTCAGCGGCGACCTCATCGCCCAAAATAAAGCGGTTCTTGAGGGCTTCGACGAACAGCTCAAGCTGACCACGCTTTCAACAGGTGGAGCGGCCGCAGCGGCGGAGTCGTTTGCCGGGTCGTTG